TTGTTAATTGGAATACAGATTTTTTAATCTCGCCCTCAGGAACATCTTTAGTGAATTTAATTAATGTTGCTAGCGAAACAGAAAGGGCAATCAAACCTGCTGCCATTCCAAGAGAAACAAGAATACCCGGAACAATGAAAGCAGATAATACACCTAGACCAGCAAAAAACAGTCCAGCACTAACTAATACTATTCCCATCGCACCGAGCCCAGGCCCAATTTCTGACATCATTTGTCCAAACTTACCACGTTCCGATCCATCTTTTTTATATGCTGTAGCCCCGCCCGTAGTACCACTAGTAATTAATTTCGCAACCATAGCAAAAGCTAAAACTCCTAATGCAAGGAATGCCATTCCCATACCCATTCCCTTAGCAACTTTAGTTCCTTTGTCAATAAATGGACCCACTAATCCCATCCCAGCAAAAACTAATCCCATACCGGCGATAATAGCTACTATTGTTCCAGCAGCTATAAGAAGTGATTTTGCATCATTCCCCGCTTTCATTATAGATCCAATCAATTGCATTGAAATAACAAATGCTAATAATCCACCTGCCATATACATTAATGCTTTACCCATATTTTTAGCTATAATTGTCCCCATCCGCGCATCCTTTCCTGCCTTCGCCATTAATTTCATGATACCAACAAATCCAAGTATCACTAAACCTATTACAGTTATAGTCATTAATGGGCCGCGAGTACCCAATAACACCCCTGCAAGAGCTAAAGCACCTGCTATCATAAGTATTGATGCACCTATAGAAAGTAATAAAATACTAACTGCTTGGACAAATTTTGTCATAGCACCAAGAGCTTTCACTAATGCTGTAAACAAATGAACTACTCCAGCAATAACTTTATATTTAGTTCCTATCCATATTATTGTAGCGAATAAACCCTTTAGAGATTTATTGACTGCATCTATTCTCTTAGGTTTGATTTTTAATTTTGCAAATCCTGACAATGCACCAACAATACCATTTATAGCATCTGCACCCTTCTTAGCATTATCCATGTTACCCTTTTTTCCAAACGAACCAAAAGTAGATCCAGTTCCAGCATCACCTTTAGAGCTTCCTGTTGGACTCCCACCTAATTTTTTATTAATCTGGGTGCAGACTCCGAGAATCTCAGATAAAATTTTATTGCCGTCTTGAGCCATGTGAATTTGTTTATTTTATATATCTCCTCTAATCAAAAAAGCCCTACTTAAAGGGCTTTTTTCTAAAATTTAGGTGGTGTTATTTTGGGCATTTGCATTTTAGGCATTTTCATGTTTGGAGCCCTTGATTTTCCGAAAGAAACATTTTGTTCTTTCTCTTGTTGTTTATATTGTTTTTGTTCTTCTTTTATAAATTCTTCATAATTCATAATCATATACTCAACTCTATAGAACTCCATTTTATCAAGTTCGAGTGGTGTAATGTTAAGATTTTTGGTAAATATAAATTCAAGTTTAAACCAATTCTCCAAATGGATCTGAAATAAGGAAAACAGATTTGATCCCTCCAAGAAAGTTCAACGGAGCTGTACGCTCCATACCTCCCTCATCCATGTATTTAACTACTGGATTAACAGTGTCCACAAATAAGTCTTTTAAATGGGTTAATACCGAAACTTCTGATATTGACCAACCATTAGAATCAAGTACCATTTTTTCATAAGTACTATCATTTAACCCTCTCCAATCTTTTACAACAAAAGGCGCAAAGCTAATAAAATCAATATCAAATCCTTGTTGCTGTTGTTGTTTTCTATTAATATAATTTTTTAGATAATTAGTTACACCAACGCTAGGAATATCAACTTCCATTACTCTTCCATTTTTAAATGTTAAAAGAAAACATCTTTTTTCATCATCATAATATTTCATTAACTTAGGTTCAAGGGTAATGTAGTCTATCATTTCCTTTGTTACATTAATCTTTGAAGTTTCTGATGTTTTAACTTGTAATTGATTTTCTCCTTTAACAAAAGTATATTCTCTTATTGCTAATAAAATATAAAATCTATCAACTTCTTTAATATCTTTCCAAGAAGAATGTGTTTTCCCTGTTTTAAGCGTGACACATCTCTCTAACATATAGTTTAACATATCATCCAGGTTATTTAAATCATCTTCCTGTAATGTTGACCAATGTCGTATTTCTCCTGCAGTGGCTGATCTAATTGCTATTTCAGTATCTTTGGGATAAAATAAACCTTGAGTAGGTAAATCTTTCATAGGAAGTCTTTGCCATCCAATTTCATTTCCCATGGATATTTTCTCTTCAGATTTTTGCCAGGGAAGATTAGTAGCCGCAACTTCAGTTATCTGAGGACCAACTTGTCCTTTGGCTTCTTCTTTTTCTACAAATTCTTGCAGTTTCTTTTCATTATCTTTATCTGCCATATTTTTATTATTTTAATTCGATTTATATATCTTATATGTACAGATAGAGTGAAGTTTTAATATATATAGTCTAAGTGAATAAAAAAGGGAGATATTTCTATCTCCCTTTCTAATCTAATGTTAAATATGTGATTATACAATTGTTTCGTCCCAGAAGTCGCATGCTAAAGTAAAACCTGTTACTTTGAATACATCTTCATTATCGTAATCTAGAGGTACCTCAGGAATTCCTGTCATTGGGAATGGATAATACATTTTCCATTGCCAGAATGGTCTTGCTCCTCTGTCGTATAATGTAATAAGAGCCCAGTCTGCAACGTAATCTGCTTTTAAACCAGTTCTACCAGTAAGAGGATCATAAACTAAATCACACCACTTTCTAAGCGTCTTAACAGTGTAAGCACTTGGCGTCTTATTTACGTTTACTTCAAAATCCATAGTCACATCCATAGTAGTTTTCTCAGGCTTCGCACCAGCGAAACGTCTAGAAGCCCACTTGAATTTCTGCTCTGCAAGGTTGGTTGGGAATGAATGAGATTGTAAACCTCCCACATTTCTAATACCTTCTAAAAGTAGATTAGTACTTTCAGCAGTTGAACCAACACCCTCAGGTAATTGAATTTGAACTGTAAACAAGTTATTATATACCGGTTCGTAGAGTTCTTGAGCAGCTCTTGTGTTTCTAAAGTGTGATAAACCGTATAAGCCTTGACTTGTGAAATTGTTATCAGCCATATTTTTTACTTATTTTATATTTTTATTTATTATCCAGAGAATCCTCCAGCGCTTACGCCACCTTCAGAATTAACTGTGAATTGTGCAACAATTTTAGTAAGGGCTCCAGTAATCCAAAGTCCAATATCAACAATACCAAATCCATCAGCTATAATAGATGGAGTGTTGTTTGTATCATCCATTACAAGTTCATACTTGTAAATTGCTCCTGCATCCTTAGTTGTTTCAAGGATAGGAGAAATTGAATTTATGATATTTAATCTTGTTACAGCATTATTGAAATCGAATACATAATTTTGAAGAATTTCATCAATTTGAAGTTCTAAAGTATTAAGTAATTCTCTAACATGTAAATTGTTATAATCACTCTTCACGTTTTGATATGAAGTAGCGTTCGCATATATCATTATTTGTCCAGTTGCTGGTCTTTCAATGATTGAGTTATATCCAAATGGTTCTAAATAATCTCTGTCTTGTTTATCAATCATGTATTCAACACCTGATAATTTTGGATTAGAAAGAATACCATTTCTATTTGCAACTATTGCAAATGGATTTCCGCCTAAAAACTTACGTGCATAAGCGTTAGCTACATCACCTGCTGGTGGTACATCAATAAGTTTTCCATTTTCATTATATCTAAGGAATGGACCGAATACTCCGCAATATCTTGAACCTAATTCTTCGTTAGGAAGAGTAAATCTAAAAGATCTTGGCATATCTGGATTTCCACCCTCTGCAATATATTGAGTATTAAAAATAGGTTTTGGATCTACTCCTGCAACATATGTCTCAGAAAAGAATGGATTTGTAGATGATGCAAATTGCTTCATAGAAGGAGCACTTATAATTGCAGTACATTTTCCTCTTTTCTTAGCAAGTGATGAAAGATTAGCCTTTCCACCCATATTTGCTTGTAGACCATAGGCCATGGTATCAACTATATAACGATAGTTAATCATATCTGGATTAGTTAAACCTCTAAGGATTCCTGGCTCCATAAGCATTCCATAAATCTTCTCAACACCAGCTTCAGCATTTTTAGTACCTGGAGATGTAGAATCCCATGCAGTATAGCCTGGTAAATGTTGATTTTTAAGTTTCAGACCATCTAATTGTATAATTTTATAAGCAATATTAACAGAAGGATCTTCAATAGCTCTTTGTGTTTGAATACTTGTAGCTCCAAATCCACCTTCTACTTCTTCAGCAGTTTCAATAATATATAGTCCATTAGGAGATGCAAGAGATGATACATCTGAAGCAAAATATTTATTTAGTACTCTTGTTACCCCTGGTTGGATGATGGATCCGGATTTAATATAAGTTCCAACAGAAATATTAGCTGCATCAGTTATTTCATCTATAACCCAACTCTTTCCCGTAATATCTGTTGATGGATATGGAGTTACAGCCATATCATTATACATTATATTACCAGATACATCTATGTCATAACTTAAAAATCTAGTATTAACTGTTGTAGTTCCAGTAGATCCATCAGCTAAATTATGGCCAACTAAATCGACAAGATAATTAGCTGCAACAACCTCTGAACCATCACCAATTTCCCATTGGCCTTGATCTTCATCCCAGATTAATTGGTCTAAAGCATCTTGGTTAACATTTAAAAATACTCCAGTTAATGATACAGAACCATTAACTATAGTTTCGATATATTGTTCAGCACCAGTTTGATCTTTAAAATCTGGAATAATTGTTCCGGTCCAAGAACCAACTAATGTAATTTGATTAGCATTAATAAAATCTTGAAGTTTTGAAGGAATTAATCCACTAGCATCTGTTGTATTAGTAAAAAAATCTGAATAATAAGGATCACTAGCTAAACTAGCATAGTTACTCCAATCTCCTTCAATTGCAATTATTTGTACAAAATAATCTTTTATTAAATCATAAGGTCTGATCCATTCATAAGGAATATTAGCCGCAGTTCCATACCAGTCAGTAGCAGTAACTCCATAACCTTGAATTCCGACAGCTTTTCTTATAATAAAGGATAAATCTTTTGTTCCAACGTTCACCACTGAAAATAATGGAGCGCTTAAGTCATTAGATGCCAAAACACTATTATTCACAACACCTTGTAGATAATCTTCGTCTGGTCTCCAAAATCTTTCTCTGTTAAAGAAATTAACATAAATATCATTTAACACTTCGGATTGATCAGTGCTACAGTCAATTGATAAAGGAATAAAATCAACTCTATCAGTATTGGATGAAGCATCTATGCTGTTTGCATCAAGTAAACTAATTGCAAATACTGGAGCAGTTAATAAACATGTTTCTATAGTTCTTTGGAAAAATGAACCTTTTCTTTCTAATTTTGTATCTAACAATCCATAAATTCTAGTTAAATCTTTGGTATTTCTAATAAAAACAGGGGCATTAAAAGGACCTTTAGCAGAAAATCCAGGAACTAATCTAAGTGTTTGAGTAGTTACTTGTATTCTTTCTGATTGATCAACTTCAACAGTATAAACGCCTGCTGATTTGAATTGAGATAAATCTAAAGCAATTTTTGCCATATCTTATAATATTATTTTTATTATTTATTCTTATATTTTTCTGTTCTAAATACCTTTTGATACATAGCGCTTCTTTTATTATATATCAAAAAATATATGACCTAAAAATAACTTTATTTAGACACCATTCTTCCTGGAGCTTTCCATCTTTGTTTCTCTGTAGAACCTTGTTTAAACATCTCATTAAGATCTGGAACAGGAAGTGGGGCAATTTCATTATCATTAGAAAATAATGATGTGAATGCATCATCTCCTATGTCGCCAGTAGTATCTTCGTATCTGCCTAGATAATAATTAATTAATCTCTTCTGAGGAGTATCTGCCAAATCTTCTAAAATATCAAATAATCTATCACCAAATATAGGTTCTGCAAATAATCTTGAAATATTGAGGGTTGCCATAACAGTATCATCATGTGTTCCTATACCCTTATATTTTCCTCTCTTATCTCTACCAAATGATGCAAATTCTAAAACAGTAATTGAATCGTTCGGTATTAAACATTTATTTCTTATTAATCTTCTTCCTTCTTTACAAAAATGTTCTTTATCATTCCCCACTTTAAATCCAGCCTTTCTTCTGGGTGGTTTTTCTCCAGGAACTGGTTTAGTATGATATGTTCTCATTATACAATCATCATAAAATCCGTCATGTTGTTTGAATATATTTAAAAAGAATTTTCCATTAAAATTCATTTCGATAACAATCTGACAGGCATCTCCGCCTAGTTGATCAAACACAACTGCTTTTGCAACTTTTGCTGCAACTTCCTCATCTTTTAAATTATCTCTATATAAACCAATTTGATTTAATCTAAACATATTTGGTATTGTATATTCATCAGGTCTTAATTGATTTAATTGAACTAAACTTTTTAATTCCATCTGATATATACTCAATACATTATAATCATTATCTTTATTTTCATCATATTCTTTTCCTTCTCCAGTATCTGCAGAAATTACAAATAAATT